TGACTGGGTGATTCCCTGCGCTGCCAGTCCCATTGCGCTAAGTGGGCCTGTGGCTCCATAGGCAATGCTGACGCCCGCCCTAGCGGCTTCTGCGCCGATCGTGGCGGCGTTATACTCTTGTTGTACCAGTGGTGCTGCTACCGATGGATCGAGCAGGTGGGTAAGGATTGTAGGCATTGTCATGCCAAACTGTGCTTGCAGTTGTGTTAGAACTTGAGGATCTTCATTCTGCACTGCCGCAGTTGCGGCATTAACACGCATCTGCACTTCCGCTGGTGATACATCTGTACCCATTAACTTGCCAAGATAGTCAGTTGATTGCAATGGGCTAGAGGCTGGAATGCCAGCCATCGTCATAACCTGCTTGTATGATTGCTCGTTGGCGATATAAGTAGCAGGATCTAGCGGGTTAAGCCCAGCAGCAATTCTGGCTTGATTGCCAGAGAAGCGTTGTTGCCAAGATGTGATAAGGCCATTGGCCGCACTAAGTTGGCTTGGTGTAAGGCCAAGGCTACCAATCTGCGCCGATGGATTTGGCGAATCAATGATGTTAAGAACTGTTGTCATGTCCAAGCCACTGGCAAGCATGGCGGTGATACCGCCACCAATGTTTCCAGTTAAACCGTAGCCAGATAAAAGTGCGCTAAGTTGTTGCGCTGCATTTGTTGTTGGCGCGGTTGAGCCTGTAGAAGTCGAAGCATTTGTTACTGGCGTTGCTGAAAGTGGCGCTACTGCTGGCGTAGCAAGCGCTGGCATAGGACCAGTGGCTGCTACGTTAGGTGGTTGATAATTTGATGTGTCTTTTGGCCCGCCAAGCGGATTGGTGGCAGTTGAACCAGTTGAACTAGCCCAGTTAGATGTGGATGCGGTGCCACCGTTTTCACCAACTTGCATTAGTGCCATTGGTTAGAATCCCATCTTTGCGATTAACTGATTGCCAGCACTAAGAAGTGTGGAATGAGCGTTTTGAGTATTAAGCCATTCTGGCTGTGAGCGAATTTGGCTTGCGAATGTGTATGGGTCAACTGGTGCTGTACCATCACCCATTAGCGCTTTGCCAATCATCGCTCCGTAACCCGTAGTTGCGCCGAGTTGAATGTCGGCAGGGTTAACTTCTAGCAGGCTTGAAAGTGTATTAACGTAAGGCGAGGCAAGGTCTGATACCTTGGCTCCGCCTGCAATTTGGTCGGCAAATGGCTTGTATGTATTCATGGCCGCTGTCTTAAACTGTTGCTCGGCAGTATTTGGATCGTAGCCAACTGCACCTTGCGCCATATTCAATGCGTACTTATCGAAGAAACTTGTATCTTTGCCGTCTGGGCTGTATTGCCCATAGACGCCGTATTGCTGTGCAAGTTGCGCCAACTGCGTAGATTGCGCCGCAATCGTTCCACCCTTAGCCTGTGGGTCTAAGGTGCCATGTTGCGCCATGAACTGCGTAATCTGTTGGTCAGATGCGCCAGGATGTTGTAAAATCCATGTGGTTACATCTTGCCCAGAGTTAACAGCATTTTGATCTACAGCGCCAGGGGTTTGCTTAATGTCGGTAACTTGTGCGCCAAGTTGTTGCGGCGTTAACTTTACGCCAAGTTGGTTGGCAAGAGTGACTGCCTTGCTATAAGCGGCATTGTAGTCTGTGTTGTATTGCTCTGGCGCAGATACGCGCTTGATTTCTGCAAGACCAGAATCGCCAGGATGCTGTTGCGCCCATTGGGTGTTAGTGAATTCTGTAGCCCAACGAGTTGGCGACCAATTTTGAGAAATAGCCGTTGAAAGAAGATTGCCAAGTTCTGGAACAGAAGCAATAAACTTTGCTTGCTCGCTGTAATTGGCCAAGAAGTCTGCTTTAATTTGAGCAGGTGTTTCAATCTTGCCATTGGAATAATACTTGCCTTGGTATTCACCAGTAAAAGGGTTGTCTTGATATTGCATTACACCCTTGACGGTTTTGTACGTACCGCCCGTTGTAGATTGGCTAGCGCTAGATGTAGAACTTGCCGTGCTAGCAGTAGTTGTCGGGGTTGGCGTTGGCGTTGACGTGGTTACGGGAGAACCAGCCGAAGTAGTTGGTTGGACATCTGGCGTACGTGATGCCGTTTCTGTTTTAGCAGCATCGGTTTTATTTTGTGCTGCATAATCTTGCGGTGTAGTTGTTCCGCCACCAGTCTCGGTAGGATTTGGATTTGTCGTCGCCTGCTCTTCGGCAAGCGCTTTTTGCGCTACAGCCAAAGACTCTTTGGCAAGGCGGCCTTTGGTTCCAGTTCCTGCCTCATTAACGCGGGCAGTCCAGTAATCAACCTGCTCCTGAATCGAAGCATCTGCTGGTAATGGCTTATTAGGATCTATTTTTTTATTAGCCATTAGATACTCTTCATCTGTTGTAGCGCCTGTGTCATACCGTCAAAGTATCCCGTCGCTGCCTTATAGGATTGCGCATCTGCGCCACCTGAAATAATCTGCGCAAGAAATCCTTGTGGGTCAATGCCAGTGGTAGTTTGTGTGCCAGTAACGTCTGAGCGTTTTCCAGTTGGGCCATAAGCAGTTACGCCCTTATAAGTGCCAACATTGGTACGTTCAGCGGCTAGAAGTTCTTGACCGTATTGTTGAATCTCTTGCGCTGTAGCGTTACGCCCAGCCAAAGATTGCATGGCTGCATTAACCTGAGCCTCAATATCTTGAGGGGAAGTTTGGGTAAGGTAACTTGTATCGGTATTCGTTACCATGTTTGCGTAAATGTTTGCGCCACCACTTGAAGCGGCTGCAAGCATTTGAGCGTAAGTTGTTGTTGGAACTGTAGTGGTTGCAGGTGTAGTTGGTGTAGTCACTATACTGCCCTTCTAAATACGCCAGTTACAACACTAGCCAGTTGTGGATCGGATACGGCAAGGCTATCCATGTAGGAATACCACGCATCTTGCGCTGCGCTGTATCCTGGAAGATGCTTGCCGTTGTAAGTATTGGCAAGCAAATCCGCGTGGTATTGCTTATAGTTGTCCAGAATCTCGGAAATCTTTTTGCCTTGCGGTGATACTGCCAAGATTCCCTTATCCTGCATTGCGGTAAATTGAGTGATGGCCTTTTGCGCCATCTCAACCTTGGTAGGGTTGTTGTAATCTGCATACCAGATTGGATTGCTTTGGCCATAATCTGCCGTAATCTGCTTCCAGATTTGTGAGGCTTGATACATGCCCTGCTTGTCGCCAGAAGCACGAAGGTTATTCATATCTGACTGGTAGGCGGTGTAATCCGCTGACAAGTCTTGCCATCCTTGCTTAACATACAAAGCATTGATAAAGTCTTTAGATGTTACCTTTGCGCGGAAGTGGTTAATAAGCAACTTGTTCTCAACGGCCAACGCATCCTTGCTGTCGGCTACCTGTGGGATAAGGTAAGGCGCGGCGGTAGAATAATTAGGGTTAGTAAGCAAAGGCTGGTTGTTGTTGATCCAAGAAACGGTAGAATCTGCCAACGGAGCGTAAGCGCCACTAGTGCCAGATGTAGTGCGAGCCACCGTATAGGATAATGCTCGCTCGCCGTTGTCGGCAATAAACTTGTTCAGCGCAGCAGGCGCTGTGTACTTTGCGCCAGTTGTAGGATCCGTCTGGTTGAGCAAGTTCAGATACTCAGAGCGTAGCGTCTGCATGTTCTTGTCGTAATAGTCATTGCTGACCGTTGGAGCCAGTGGCAAGAAGAAGGCAAACAATCCTTTAACGATAAGGTTTGTTTGAGCGTTATGCTCAATCTTAGTAAGAATGTTCTGTTGTTCAAACGCTGGCAAAGATGTAAAGTTAATTGGCAAATCACCATGGTAATAAGCCGCCATGATGGCAGACAACTTAGAGTTGTAAACGGTTGACTCGCGGTCATCCATGTTCATTGAGTTGAACAAATCACGCATGGTGGATGACGGAATAATCGTGTCAATAAAGTTCTGTGATGGGTAACCACCAGAGGCTACATTTACAGCCTTGTCCAGCCAGGGGAATTTCTTTGACAGGTCGGTAAGCGCAAGGTTCACAAATGGGCTAGTGCCTGGCATCTTAAGTTCTGGCAGAACCGTTAGAAGCGAAGCGGTATTACCTGTAATGGATGTTGGCAAACCAGTGAATTGTGTAAGGCCAAGTGCTGATAGCCCGCGAGCCATAGCGTTACCCATCTCACCAAGTCCAGGATAAACGATGTACTTCTGGCCGTTGGCATCTGTATGCACAAAGCCAGGGTTATTCATACCCTGTTGGATAATCTGAAAATCACGAAACGCCTGTGGGTTAGTCAGAATCAGACGGCCAGTACGGCGCATAGCCTGTTCTTGCGCGAAGTAGAACGGTAGCAAGTTACGGTGGATAACCGCAAACTGGCTACGAATAGCAGGTGAGTGAATCGCTGGAATCATCTCGCGTGTAGCCTGTGTTGCAGATAAGCGCACAGCCTCATCACGGCTCAATAGCCCCATGTCAATCAATGGCTGGTTAGCCATACGACGACGTGCATAAAAATCATTAAAGATAGGTTGACGAGATACATGGTCCATTACTGGATTAACAAACTTGCGGTATCCCTTTTCTTCAACTTGTCGCAAAGCATCGCTCATGCGAGGTTGCATACGACGGCCAAGTACGTTAACTGGCGCAGAAGCCTGTGGTAGTTGGCGAAGTTCCCTGCCAGTGACTTGCTCGCCTTTGGCAATTTTTTGAACAAGCCCGACATTGACTGAACCATCGGCGCCACGCACAACACCATGCAAGTAATCAATCTGTGATTTAGCAAACGATTCTGGCACAGCCTTTGTATAACCATCCATAATGTTGCGATAGTCTTGATACATCTTTGGGTTGCGGATGTTAGCCGCTTGGCCATCTACAAGGCTTGCAAACTGGTCGTCAAGCGACATGTTCTTAAAAGCAGGATCTTTCATGGCGTTAAGATATGCGCGAGCAATATCTCGTTGTGCCATGTCTGCACTGGCCATGTTAATGTTCTTAGCCCAGTAATCATGGAAGTGTGGATCAAATTCAGTTAAGCCAGCCAGTTCTTGTCCTGGAACCATGCTATGTCCACGTGTCTTTGTGAACATATCAATCTGGTCTTTAGCCACCATCTCTTGAGAGGCTTGGTGGGTTGAAGATACGCCAGCAGTAGGCCCGCGATAACCAAGTACATCGTGGTATTCATCCATCAACCTGATCTTGTCTTTGACAAGATACGAGGCAAGGTTAGACTTAAGAAACTTACCTGCTACCCAACCCGCTGGCATAATGGCACGACGAGCATTAGCCGCTTTATTGATAGCATCATTCCACGCTGCCTTGCTACTTACGGCACCATTGGCCGCATCATAGGCTGCCTTAATCCTATTTTCTTTAGCGTTAAGTTCTTTAGTAACTTCCGTTTCGGTTACTGGCTTTGCAACGCCTGTCTTCTGCTCGGCTTCGATAGCATCTTTGTCAGTCTCGGTAAGTCCTTGAGCAATCCTGTCTTGGTGATAAAGTTTGTATTTCTCATCCATCCCCTTGAGGGATGATGCAAGCACGTTACTAACATAACTGCCTAGACCGCGACGCATGACTTGGTGTAGCGCTTCACCAGCAGATACGCGCAATCCAAAGGCAGGGGAAAGAAGTGCCAATGGAGCAAAAATAACGTTGGTGTATTTGGTGAAAAAGTCATCAACTGGATTGTACATTGCGCCATAGGCTTTAGCGCTACGCAGTTGCTTGCGAATATCTTTAAGGTCGAGCATTGCGCCTTTGTAGGCTTGGCCAATAACTACACCCATTGAGCGAGGTTCTTGTCCGTATTCAGGCTTAACATCTACGGTACCGATGTCACGGCCATTTACTTTGCCGTATACGCCATGGTCAGCCTCAGCACCAACCGAGGCATCTTTAAGTTGGCTAAACAATGGGGTGGCCTGCACGTTAGCAATACCAAAGTTCTTGAGAACTTCTTGATGAAGTGTGTGCAACATCGCTAAACGTTCAGTGTCGCTGGACGCTGTCATAAATGCAGAAGCGCGTTCAAGTGCTACGCGGTGTGGCATTGAAAGGTAAGCAATGTCGTAGATAGTTTGGCCCAAGTTTGGATCTTTCATATCTACCTCTTTGGCAGATAGCGCCATGTTTTCGGTATCAAAAGATAGTGGGCGACGACCAGTAAAGGTACGCACCTTGCCAGCCAACGCGTTCATCGCATTGCCAGGTTGAAAAATAGCAGGCTTGTTAATCTTGAATACTTGTTCGCCAGTTGTGGGATTAACTACTGGGTTACCACCATCATCCATGACAGCACTTTTACGAGGAAGTAGAAGATTGGACTGGTCGTTAAAAGTTGAGCCTTGTAGGCTATTTTTAATACGGTCTGGGCCGATCTTCTCGCTAAGAAGTTTACCGACAGACTTAGTTGGAAGGTGTAGTTCACCAAGTGCGCTGGCAGGACCAGAAGCAGCATCGGCAAGTTCCTTTGAATATAAGGCTTGCTTGAAGATTTGTGTTACTTGCTCGGCACTGCTAACTTTGGACAAGGCAACAGACATAGCCATAGACCAACCATTTTTAACACCATAAGTGTTGTGGATGTCTGCGGCAGCGGTTGTAGGCGACTCTTTGGCCTTATTGACAATATCGTCAATAGCACGATTTACATTACCAGCCATCGGATTGGCAAGCGCCATATCCAACTGGTCGGCACTATGCACGACAAGTGAATTAGAAAGCAAGAAGTTTTGTAAAGCCCCGCCAGAGGTTGCAAATGGTAACGCTGCGCGAACAATAGGCTTGCCCGTATCTGGGTCAAGTTTAACCTTGGTTACGCCAGTAATAGGGTCAGTTTCGGTAGCAACTGCTACATTGTCGCCACGCTTAACGGCAGACTTTAACTTGCCCATTGAGGCAAGTGGATCCATTTCAAAATCAAACGAAGCGTCTGCAATACCAGATACAACTTGACCAAAGCCAGTGTTAGTATTACCAAGTGTAGTAAATCCTGGAATCTTTGAAAGGCCGTGTGCTAAATCTCTACCAATAGATACCAAGTAATTTGGGTCATTTGATTTATCAAAAGAATCTTTGTAGGTCGGAACAACACGACCCATAATGTTGCGCTCTAGCGCACCAGCGATGCCAGCGCCAATCGCTGTACCTTCTGGGCCAGCAAGTGAACCAATGGCTCCGCCAGCGATAACACCCATTGTGCCAAGTAGCCCCGCACCAAATCCATGGTCTGCGTATAGGCTATGTACAAACTTGTAATCTTTTTGAATCTCCTGCAATGGCTTATTGGCCCATGACATTGCGGTGCCGATGGCCTTACCAACAACAGGCACTTTTTCAACTGCGCCAAGTGCTTGACCTGGAAGATTCTTAAGGTCATTCCAGAATCCGCCCTGTGAAGGGGCTGGTGTAATTGGTGCCATAGCATCAGCGGTAGCAGATGCTGGAAGTGTCGTAGACGGGGTGGCTAAACTCATAGACCCGCCTTATCTGCTAGGCCCGCAATAAGGGCTTTGTGAAGTTCTGGTGTATCTTTCAGCGCATTGCGTAACCACATGGCCGAGTTGTATGTAGCAACATGGTCGTCAATCGCCTTAGCGATTGCGGTTGCATGAGAAGTAGCGGCCAGTGTATTAAATACATCTTGGCTACCTGATTGAATACCAGCGGCAGCAAGGCCAGGGTTTTGCTTAACAAACATCTGGTTGCCCTGAACCATATCGTTAGCACTGCTAACATTAGGTATATTTACCTGCGGATCCATGGGTTACTTCCCTAGTGCAGTTGCGAGTTGTTGCAATTCTGGTGAAGCGTCTGGATGTGACGCTAAGGTTTGAACGAGGCTCTTGGCCGATTGTCCAGTTTGCATTGTTTGCGCTGGATGGATGCCAAGGGCTTCTGGCCCTGGTCCTGCTCCCAATGGGGAGCCAGCAGTAACTGGTTCGTTAGGACGTTGCGTAGGTGCAGACAATGGTGTGACATTCATCTGTGCCTGTTGTGCTTGTGATTGTCCATTCGATGCCGCTTGTGCAATTTGAGATGGAGTCATCTTCTGGCCTTGTACGCCACTAGCAGACATAGGCGCCTGCGCCTGTAAGTTCGCTAAATCTTGTCCATCGCCGTAATTAGGCATACCAGAGATATACCGTTGTGCTTGCTTAGATGCGACACCGCCATCAGTTCTGCGCGATAATGCGCCTGGAAGGGATGGTGTAGTCGAAGGCTTCGTGGCCTGTGGCATACCTATTCTCCTTCGTTAAGTGTTTCGATGGTGCGGGCTGCATATTCGTGGAATGATTTTTGGTCATCCACAAACTCTGCTTGTGTTTCTAGCATTGCGCCAAGTATTTCAAAAAATTCTGACGCTACATGCGAGAGCAGGGCAAAAACATCCCACTTGGTAAATTGCGTAGGCGCTTTACCCTGCTCGGCTGACATAAGTTACTTAGTCTTTCGTGGTGTACCTGCGGTTGTTCCGCTACCCTTGGTGCCAGAAGGTTGTGCGCTGTACTTAACTGTTGATGGGCCAGTCTTTGCTGGGCCTGATTTTGATTGAATTGAAGTCTTTTGCGTGACAGCGGCAGAAGATCCATGTCCACCTTGTGCTTTAGGCTTTGGTACACTTGTGGTAAGTGAAGCCTTCATTGGTTTTGCCATTATTATTCTCCTATAGGTTTTATCAACCAGATAATTACGCTGGTTGTTTTCTGGTCACGTTAGCCGAGAGATTCGGCTGACCAGAAGATGAAAGTCCTGCGGCGAGTTGCTGTAACGCAGATGGTGCTTGTTGCTGTTGTGGTGTAGGAAGCGCCCCAGAAGGAGCCTGTCCTGGGCCTTGAGGCTCACCAGCGGCTGCTTCTTCTGGGGATGCTGCTGGCTGCGCGAAGGCAGCAACTACAAGGTCCTCGATATTGTCGCCTGCTTGACGACCCTTGATGACCGATGCCATAGCCGTGAGAATCTTTGAAGGGTCTTGTCCCTGTGCTGCCATTGCTGGCAATGCTTGTGAATAGGAAGCCATTGCGCTCATAAGCGCATCGCGTAATTCTTCAACTTCAACCTTTTGTTCCTCTGAGGTTACGTTCATATCCCAAGGCATTTGACGACGCAGAAAGTCGCGGGAGATTAACTTATCTCCACGTGCCTGCAATCCGAATACCAAAGCACGGTTTGGATCTAGTCCAGCCATCATGCCGTAAGATACATCTACCCAGTAGTCACCAGCGATGTCACGTGCGGGCGTGTAGGTAATTTCATAAGGTGCGCCAGAGACTACTCCGCGCACTTCCTTCTCAACATTACCAAACAACTTCTCATCCATGATAAAACATAGACGCATTACTTGGCGGAATACTTCTGAGAATACAGCCTGTGCTGTCTTAACCTGTGTATCAAACCCACCCATAAGGGCTTCAACGCCACGGCCTGTAACGATAGAACCAGACTGTTGACCTAAGCGACCCTGTGGGTAACGTGCACCAACTCGCAGTTCTTCATCAAGTGTTGCAGCCTCTTGGAAGATTCCATTAGGAATATCCAATCCGACACGACGGATCTTCTCTGGGCTAGCAGAACGAATTGTTGCGTCTGGGCCAATCTCAAGTACGTTTACATCCGATGGTAAAGCAAATGGTGCTTGTACCGACTTCTGCGCTGCTTCAAGTTGCAAGGTGGCAAAGCGAGCCTTGGCTACTTGCACCCACATGATGTCATCAAATTGTCCACGTTGGTTCTCATCGGAATCAATGCCTGGGCGGATAGCGATAACCACTGGCAGTTCGCCGATAAGATTCTTGGCGCGGTCAAGGATAAGATTACTACGCTCTGGAACAAATAAAATTACTTCGTTCTTGTCTTGGTAGCGAAATACCTCAAGCATGCGCTCTGAGTTGCGATTCTCATAAGGCCCGCGAATAACAGTTTCATGTTCTGGAAATTCATTACACAGTTCACGGACTGTCTTGTTATAACGCTTGCTGTAAGAAAGCAAACGGCCAAAGCGGTCATACTCTGGGTATGCTGCGATTGGGTTGTCAATGCGAATCATTGGGCGCTTGTTTTCCCAATCAGGCTCAACAACGAAAGGAAGCATGCCGAAGGTTACATAACGATCTGCGCCTGTATACATTAAGGTTTGGAGGCGGCATGTGTCACGGTAACCAGCGGCAATCATAGTGCGCTTATCCGCTTTCTTGCGGGCGCGATCTGAGACTGAATCCGTTGAGTCGCAGTTAAATGCAGGAAGCGGTGCGATAACTTCCGCTACATCGCGTGCTGCGATGTCAATAAAGTTAGCCACCATTGGCTTAGGAAATTCATCTGGGAACATGCCAGGGTAGACTTGTTGAATATCACCAGCACGGATTGATTGTAGGTCAGTCCAGCGAGCATCGCGGGTATGGTAATGATCGCGCAACTTGCGTATCTTGACAGATAAATCATTGATGTCAAGACTCATAGATACCCCCCGTTAGCGGCCAACTTCTGTTGAAGTGCGGCATATTCTTCTAAGTTAACTACCTTACGTCTGGCTAAATCCATCGGTGTAGCAAATGGATTCTTGACAAAGGTTCCGCCGTAGGCGCCAGATTGATTGATAAAATCTCTCATCTGTGTCTCAGCGAACCAGAGGGCCATTGGGCCATCTTGCTTATTCTTTGTTCCCGCTGACCAGGTAATCAGTTGCTCGATCAACGCTTTAATATGCTCATTGTCAGCACGTGGTAATTCAAGCAAGTTGTTTTTCATGTACTTGCCTTGGTTATCCACTGAGCCAAATAGCGGAGCCATTGAGGCTACGCCAAATTCTAAATCCATTTTATTACTACCCGTATAGTGCTGGACGAGGCGGATACCTCGGCTGGCAAGAAACGAGTTAATCTGTTCATCTTGAGTCAAGAACAACTGAAAGGCGTTCTTCTCAATTACCCAAACCTTTGGTTTGTACTTCTCGGTCCAACTAAAGATAATCTCACGAATGGCTTGCGGTGTAGGAGCAGGCATGCGGTTGGCTTCAAGTAGATAACGCTTGCCATTGGTTCTATCACCAGCGTAGGCTATCGAGAAGGTATCTCCCGACATGGCTGGGTCCATAGAGCAGATAACGTATTGGCTTGCCATATTGGCTGGATGGCCAGGAGCGCCTGGAATAAGCGGGCCAGAGGCACGCATACCAGCGACAGCGCCGCGTACACACTCAGGGCTAAAGATAGCGGTTGATTCAACATCTTGCTGTTGGTAAACCATCGCCCAAGTCTTTGGGTCAATCAAGCCGCGACGGCGGCGAAGATGCGGGCCAGACCAGCGTGGATACAAACCGTCTGCATCTGGCAAAGTATCGTCAGCGTCCCAAGGGCGATCTGACTTAGGCCAAAGGGTTACCCAATCCTCTGGGTCATCAGCAAATTCAAGAACCGCTGGCATGGCTAGGTAAGTCCAAGGCGACCTGTTATCAGGGTAACGTTCTGGGTTACGCATCTCGCGGTATAGATCCATAGGATCCACACGGGTACCAACTACTAGGATCTTTCCCGTTGGACCAACACGCGTCAAAACTTCCTGCTGGATCCATCGTAACTGCTTCTCATACTCACCAGCGTTGGCGAGAGTTACACAGTCATCAAGGATAATCAAATCTGCACGTGCGCCGTAAATCTGCCCACCGATACCCAGTGCCTGGACTGTCGGATCCTTTTCACCAGATTCGCGTTCAAGGTAGATAGCGTCTTGCGTCCACTTCTCAGCGGTGGCTTTATAGCCTTCCACTGGTGCGTAACGTCTTTGCAGTTCAGCCCACTGTGGCGAGGTCAAGCGTTGCTTGATCGCGTAGAGGAATTCTTTAGCCATTCCCTGGGTCTTAGATACAATCTTGATACGGACATTGGGATTGGTCACAATCCTATATGTCACATAGTCAATGCTGACAGTCATGGACTTGGCATGTTCTGGGGGCATATTCACCAAAACGTAATTCTTAAAATTTGGCTCATAGGTCATGGAGCCATGCAGCCAGGCTGGCTCACCTTCTTCAAGAAGAGAAGTCACATTGCGCTGATGGTCGAATGTCCTAGAATGTAGATACTTGGTACGGAAATCCTCAAAAGAGATATTGGCATCATCTTCTGCAATAGTCCCTTTTCGGCGCTTGATAACACGCGCCAGATCAATCGCCTCTTTGAATTGAGGATCGGAAGATCGGTAGTACTCATAAGACTTGACTGATTTGCCGACGGCGCGGCAAGCATCTTCTACTGTCACGCCATCATTGATTAGATCAATAAGGCGTTTCTTCGCGTCAGGCGCGGCAAGATTAGCGCCTTCAAGAAGGCGGTACTTCGTTGGATCCTTAGTAGCCACTGAGTAATCTCCCTATGGTGGTGAGATTAGAACTATCCCACTGCGAAGCATTCCCTATGGGGATTGCTATGGTTAACTTAGGGGGCGCCGCCAGGCGCACCTGGCGTCTTTCCTATGGGTTAGCGTAGAGGGCCTTAAGCCCTCGTAGCGGATCGTTCGGCTCTTGCGACATCCTCGCTGTGAGGCTCGGCTGTCTAGAGCCGAACTACGGAGCGGTTTTATTTAAACCCCTTACTTATACTAAGGCGGGATAAAAGACCTTTATCCCTAGTTGAGGTGTGTGATGTTCGTCACATTACCTATAAGTGCAGGTCAGAGTGGGTATTGGGTACCAAAATAGTTTACGCCGTCTCAATATATGAGACAGATTTACGCCGTTTTGAGATGGCAGCCCCCTATATTTATAAAAAATATTGTGGTTGATAGTAATAGTAATACACTCTCTATAGTTAAAACCCTCGGGTTGGACGTGACAGTTTCGGTATCGAACAGATGTTCGAATTGCCTAACGGTGGCGACAGTAACGTCCGCGT